ATCCAAAAAAATGTCTGTCTTTATTGAGGATTTTTTGAGCAAAGCTATTCGTATGTTGTTGGATGGTGATGGTTATTCGTTTATAAACTATTATTATCAATACGTTGATAAGATTTATAATTATCAAGTTCCTTTGGTTAAGATGGCAACAAAAGCCAAAGTAAAGTCAACAATAGCTGAATATAGGAAAAAAGCCACGATGAAGAATAAGGCTGGTAATCCAATGCCAAAACAAGCACATATGGAGCTTGCTTTACGTGAAGGTATGGATGTTACATTAGGAGATGTATTGTACTATATAAACACTGGTAATTCAAAAACACAGGGTGATTTAAAAACAATAAATAGGTCAAAACTAAGTAAAAAACAATTAGAAAAATATATTGCTGAACATGGTGGACCTCCAACGTCTGAGATTACAGTTCAGTTAAATTGTAAATTAATAAACCCAGAAATAGTTGACCGTGACTTTGAATTGATTAAAGAGGTTGAAATGCTAACCAAAGCTTTGGCTCAACTAGAAGAAGACCCAGAGTCACAAGAAAGTATTCAAAACCGTATTGATGAGATAAATTCTCTATTATTTACAGATGAATACAATGTAGGAAAGTATTTAGAATCTTTTAATAAAAAAGTAAAACCACTGCTTGTTTGTTTCCAACCAGAAATACGTGATAGGGTTCTTTTAAATATTGTAAAACACAAAGACAAAACAACCAAAATAATAACTGAAAAGTTGCAAGATAGGGTTATCTTTACGAAAGGTGAATGTGAATTGATTTCAGGTATACCGTTTAAAGAAGCTGACCAAGATTCGTATGAAGAACTTATGACAATGGAAGACAAAGAAATAAAATTTTGGGATAAGGTTAATAAACTACCTAACTATATGTCTGTCGAAGAATGGGAATCAATAAGACAAGATTATCATACTAGAATGGTAATCGCAAAAGCTGAAGGCGTTCAATATGAAAAAACAACATTGGATGATATATTCAAAAAGTTAGAAGTTGCTGACTTAAACAAAGTGATTAAAAAAGGTGTGTTACCTATTGAAGTGTTTGCAATATGTGATTTGTTAGGTGATGAATCTGGAAATTTAGTATCTAGAAAATGGGGTGAAGTACTGTGTCATGTTAACGATATTTTTAAATATGAAAAAGAAGCTGTTGAAAGAAACAAATTCTATAAACTAACTGGTTGTGAAAATGAAGAGCAAAGGTATGAGTTATGGTTAGATTATGTCATAGAACAACAATTTCTTAGTGGTGAAACAGAATCAATTGTTATTGATGAAGTTGAAAAAGATAAAGATAATGTGGTTGATAAAATAGCAGAATATGCTCTAGAAGTTAAATCTGTTGTTAAGTCTGGTGAAACAAATAAAAAACAAAAAGACTCTGATGAGGATGATGAATCAAATGAAGATGAAGAAGATTTAGATGCAGAAAGAGATGATGAAGAACTTAAATTAGATGACGAATTCGATGATACATTTGCTGATGCCCCTGAAGATTATGTTTTTGAACAACCTAAAAAAATAGAGGTTGTGAACGATGATGAGTGGCCATTTTAAAACAATAAAGGGAGCATTGCTCCCTTTTTTATTTTAGTATACCCAAAATCCTAATGGGTGATGTTTTAAATTCCTATTTAAATATTCAGCTTCGTTAGCACTTCGTTCTAATTGAGAAGTTGTTGATAGACGTTTAAGTCTTTCGTCTAATCTTTCTAGCACTGATTTTCTTTCTTCGTTACCTTCACTTAAAAGACTGTCATAATCCATAGTTCTTTCAGCTTCTGGCGGACCAACAATACCCCCAAATTTACCTCTAACTCTACCTAAAGCTCTTTTTCCTTCTGCAATGAATAATTGACGAACCAAAGTTTTTGTAGGTTCGTTAAAATCAGAATAATCTAATTTAGCTAGTGGTATTTGATTAGGATATTTAATAATATCTGGGTTGTCTTTTAAACATTGGTCTATGTTTTCTGGTGTTGTGTCATAATAAAAATACCAAACTTGACAACCAGTCAAATTTATTGTACTTCCAGCACCACCTATTGCTTGCCCAAAAGAAAATCTTGAACCTGGAGTACTCAACAAGTGTAATAATTTTGTGCCATTTGGACCAGCGGTAACTTTATAAACCAATTCACTTCTTATGATACGATTTTTAAGGTTCATATCAGCAGCAGTTAATAGTATGTCAAAAGCTGGTGCTATGTAATATCCCATACGAGCAAAACCTGGACCACCAGTACCAGTACCACCACCAGTTTGTGCAAAACCACCGCCAAAACCATAATCTATGGCACCATAGTTTGCTAACAAAGCTTGGCTAGTGGGTGGCGGTGTAATCCATAAAACCTCATTAACTTCACGACCAGCTGGAATTTGATAAACTTGTCTTCCAGCTTCTAACTCTACATAGTCCTTTTTAAGTTCCCATGGGCCATTACTTTGAAGACCTACTTGTTTTGAATAAGCATATGTTGATTGCTGTACATAATCCAATGACCTTACGCTAAGGGCAAACGCCATATCTGTAGTTGTAATATTTCTACCAAGTAATGATTGCCATTGGTGTTCTATAAGCCATTCTTGGACATATTGTGCATAGTCTTCTATAGATATTTCAAGTAGTGTACAAAGTTGGTCGTCTGTAAGTTCTATTTGACGAATTGGAGCACCAAGTGAATGTCTAAATTGTCTAAATAGTTTTTCTTTATCATCTGTGTTTATTGACATAGTTTATCTTTTCCTATAAATATTAGATAAACCTGAATTAAGCTAAAAATCTCTTGGTTAATTCAGCAGCTTCTCTAATACTTTGAAATGATATGTTTGGAACCAGTAATTGGTTTTTTACTCTGACAATAGGAACTTCTTCTGATTTTGTTATTTCATGAATTTTGTTGTATTCTTCTTCATTTTCAGCTAAATTAACATTTACATCAGTAAAGTCAATTCCTTCAGCTGAAAGAATTTCTTTAAGTTCTGCGCAATAAGGGCACTCTGGGATTGAATAGATTCTTACCATTGTTTAATATTTATTTTTGTTTAAATCTTTATATACTCTAACCACTTTTTTATCCTTTACCTCATAAACCATATTTATTTTTAGATTTTCATCCATTAAATTTGGTGATAAATATAAACCATCTTCCAATGATTCTGGATTGATTAATTCATACGTAATTGGATTAATCATTGGCAATGTTTCTTTAAATTCACTAACTGGAACTGGTTTTTGATAAACGATATTTGTATAGATTTCTTCCATATTATTTATTGTTATTTTTATAATTCGTTCATTAATTGTTCTGTCATAGTAACAGTTATTTCTTCTTCAGACATTTTTTTATCACCTATTATGGTTGATATAATATCTTTTTTATTATTTAACATTGACCACATTCTAGTTGATATTGTGTCTTCAAACAACTGGTAATAAACATTAACATCATTTTTTTGACCAATACGAAAAGCTCTATCCTCAGCTTGTTCATTGTCGCCTGGAACCCATGAAAATGAATTAAACACAACCACAGTGGCTTCAGTAAGTGTGATAGCAACACCAGCAGATTTTATATTTCCAATAAAAACTTTTACTTTTGAGTTTTTTTGAAAAGCGTCAACAGATTTTTGTTTTTGTGTTGCGCTCATTGGTCCGTTGTGTGTAACTGCTAATTTTCCAAAATGCTCAGCTAGTGTTTCAAGTTCGTTTGTAAAAGAAGTAAAAATAATTACTTTTCTACCCATGTCTATTGCATTTTCAACCATTTCAATTGTGTGTGGAATAGCAGCTTCAGCAATAAATTGGCGTAGCAAAATAAGTTCTACCAAATCTTTTTGCAAATTACCATTTCTTTTACCTTCAGTTATTCTTTTTTGTAAATAATCTTCCCATAACCCTTCATATTCTGACCATTCTGAGTCTGATAGTCTATGATACATTGGCGTGATTACCTTATCTGGCATATCCAAAACGTCTGTTTTTAAACGTCTAAGTATTATATTTTTGGTTTTTGCTGCCAATTCATCCAAATTGCTGGCACCATCTGTTAACCATATTTGTTTTTTTTGACCATTTTTAAGGGTTCTAAAGAACTTTCTACCGTCACAGTATCTAACAGCATAATGTTTCCAATTATCAGCCATTGGCGATTTTATGATGCGTAGCAGATTAAAAAAATCCATTGGTCTGTTGGCAACTGGTGTACCAGTTAACAACCATGTTCTAGACACATTATATTTTGTACATAGTTCAACCATTATTTTACCACGTATACTTTCATTGTTTTTTAAATAATGTGCTTCGTCAATTATAACAAGGTCAAATCCAGTATTTGATAATTCTCTTTTAAGAATTTGTTTTGGTTCATCATTATTTCTTTTTTTACCATCTGGTAGTGTGTAGAAATTTTTAAGTATATCAAAATTTATGATTGTAAATTTGGCATGATTCCATTTTTTACCTTCAACAATAACAGTATCATCACAAAAAACATTTATCTCACGTTCCCAATTTATTTTTGCTGAAGATGGGCATACAATAAGTATCTTTTTGGCTCCGCTTTCTAGAGCAGCTATTATTGATTGGTTAGTTTTCCCTAAACCCATATCATCAGCCAACACACAGCCTTTTCTAGACAATAAAAACTTTATACCTTCTTCTTGGTGTTTATATAATTTTTTACCGCTTTTTGATAAGATTTTATTGTATTTTTCAAAGTCCACATCAACACTTATCGGTTCAAAATATGGGTCATCAGTTACCTGTGTTTTTGGTAACCAATACATTTTAGATTCTTTTTGGTTTTTCTTTAATTTACCGTATACGTGAAATGATTTATCTGTTTCAGCTAAAATGAATTCTACTAATATTTTTTCTGGTTCGAATGATAAATCATCCAATTTTTTTAACTCTTCACCCAAGTATTTTGTAATACCAATAATTCTATTTATAAATAAAGGTTGGCGGTTATGATTTTCAATTATGTATTTTGATTGAGTTTCGGTTAAAGAAATTTTTTGGTTTTTTAAATATTCGTTCTTTAGTTTTAACAAATAGGGATTTATTCCACTATAGTTTTCCAATAGTGATAACGCTGAATGACCTTTCAAATCTTCTAAATTAATCATATTCTTGGTAAATATAGTAAAATTTGTTTACAAAATCAAGTCTTTATTTTAGATTAATCAAAAGGAAAGTATTTATATAGAAAAAAATGAACAATAATAAAATAACACCAATAACTAGGGTCAACAAATTCTTCTCTGAAGAGGATTTTGAACTTGAAATCAGCATGGGTCGTGAAGCTATTGAAGGTGATGGAAACTTCACTTTGATTCTTTATAAAGTTGATAGACAGATGACTGAATATGATGGTCTTTATGGTGAGGCTACCAAAGACGGAATCAGATTTTTTCCACCAGTTGAACTTAAAGTTGTACCTATTTTAGCAAAACCAGATAATGAGACCTATAATGGTAATGGTAGTCTTAGATATATTCAAGATGGAAATCTAACATTTGGTATCTATTCTTCTCAATTGGATGAATTAAAAACATCTATTAGTTATGGTGATTATATTGGTTACCCAGTCACTGAGACTGAAATAAGATATTTTAGTGTTGTTAACGATGGAATAAAAAATTACGATAACGAGCATACTATTATGGGTTATAAGGGCGCTTTTAGAACAGTTGTTTGTGCGCCAGTTGATAATACTGAGTTCCGTGGCTTGTAATAAACATATTTATTAAGTAAAAATTATCATGGCTGTACCAAAAGGCTTTAGAACTAACATAAACATCCTTAACCAAAAAATAGGTCCAGAAAGGAGACAAGAAATATTGGATGGAATTGCCAATCAGGGTACCTTTTTACCTAGAGGTGTTTCTGAAGAGGATATGGACCAATCTTTTGTTGAATTTTTAAAGGATGATGAAAGAGTGATGATTACCATTGATGGAGAAAAGGTACCAGTTATATTTTTAACAATCCAAAGATGGACGGAATTTACAAAAACTTGGAAATTTACTGACGAATACAAAAACATTGAAATGCCTTTCATTACAGTTGTAAGAAGACCAGATATTCAACAAGGTCAAAACCAAGCTGGATTATGGAATATACCTGGAAATAGAACATACACATACATGAAAATACCTACATGGGATGGAATAAGACATGGTATTGATTTGTATAAGGTTCCGCAACCAACACCTGTTGATATTACATATGAGGTTAGAATCTTCACAAACAGAATGAAAGACCTTAATAAATTTAACGGTTTGGTACAAAGAGCATTTCAATCTAGACAATGCTATATAAATGTTAAAGGACATCCAATGCCACTTCATTTAGAAGGTATTGGTGATGAGAGCAATATTGAGAATTTTGAAAATAGACGTTTTTACATTCAAATGTTTGAAATGAAATTGCTTGGTTATTTATTAGATGAAAATGATTATGAAGTAATTCCTACGATAAATAGGACCGTTATGACGTTAGAACTAGAAGAAACCAAGATATTTAATGACGTTATTTTTGAACCTAAATTGGTTAATAATGATGTTACATTTAATTTTGTTTATAAAGCTAGGGCGAACAATCAGTTTACATTTACAGCCCAATATAATGTGACATTTAGTCAATTAGTTAACATAGAAAATTTAACTAGAATTGTTATAACAGTAAACAATGTAACTATATTTGATGGAACAGTATTGGTAACACCATTGGTTTTTAACGCAAATGATGTTATTAGCATAAGAGTATATAAAGACTTCCTAAAAATAGGTAAGTTTACATTAATAGGAAATACATTCTAATGAGCAGCCCAGAAAAAGGATATAATATAAATCAAACCTTCATAATTGATACAACTGAAGGTGATAGCGTATTAAGCGCATGCACAGCTTTATTTACCGCAAATATATATTCATGTTCTGGTAATACTGAAATTTTATTAGGTAATTCTTCAGTAGATATTGTTGGTGATTTATTTGTTAATGGTGATTTAAGCGCTACAACAATATCAGCAACTACATATTATGGGGATGGTAGTAATTTAACGGGAATTTCAACACAAGACACATTTGTAACAGGTGGAACTTATACTAACGGAACAGCTGTTTTTACAAATAATACGGGTGGTACGTTTAGTATTTCTGGTTTTAGCACTGGTTACACACTTACATCATCTGAAATAATAAACACTTTAGGTTATGTACCTTTATCTTCATACACTGATACATTTGTAACAGGTGGAACTTATACTAACGGAACAGTTGTTTTTACAAACAATACTGGCGGTACATTTAGTGTCACTGGTTTTTATACTGGCGCAACTGATGTGTTTGTAACTGGTGGAACATATTCAAACGGTACGGCAGAATTTAAAAATAATACAGGTGGAACATTTAATGTAAGTGGATTTACAACACCATTTAGTGGTGGAACTGTATCTGGTGAAACATTGTTTATAACTGGTATTACTGCTGCTACAGTTTCGGCTAGCACATTTTATGGTGATGGTAGCAATCTTACTGGTATATCTACTCAAGATACTTTTGTAACTGGTGCAACATATAGTAATAATACTTTTACCTTTAGAAATAATACTGGTGGTACGTTTACAACATCGTTTAATTCAGTAACAGGGTTAACAGTAAATGGTATTTTAAGTGCAACAACTATATCAGCAACTACTTTTTTTGGTAATGGGTCAAATCTTACTGGTGTTGCTAAACAAGATACTTTTGTAACTGGTGCAACATATAGTAATAATACTTTTACCTTTAGAAATAATACTGGTGGTACATTTACAACATCATTTAATTCAGTAACAGGGTTAACAGTAAATGGAAACATAACAATAACTGGAACTTCTAATTTAAATGGTCAAATAGTATCCACAAATTTAAGTGGAACTACAAATAGATTGGTCCAAGTTAATTCTGGTGGTACAATTAGTGCTACAAATGAAATAATATCAGCATACATATCATCTGGAAGTACAGCAGCAACTTTATTAGATAATAATTCAAATTGGGATATAAATGGTATTTATACTGGTACAACAATAACTGGAACTTATCAGGGTCAAAAACACTATAATAGTAATTATTTTTATGAGGCAATACAAGATAATGTTTTTATAAGATTAATAAGGGGGTAATGGTTTTAACAAATAACAATAGAATAATTTTATTTTCAGACAGGTTGATAAATTATGATTATGAACCTGAACCAAATACTGGTTTTTATTCTAATCTTAATCAATATATTATAAACGGTGTAAGGCAAGCGTCTACATCAAGTACAATAAGAACTAATGTGTCTATTAGTAATAGATTAATTGTTACTAGCACAATAGTAATATCTGGTTTTAAATTTGTTAGAATACCTCCAGATAATTGGGCATCTACATCTGGTTATTTTATAGCGCCTACATTATCTGTTGTTTCTGGGACTGGTGCTAGTATTGATGGTTCATCTTCAAGTAAATCATTTAATGCAAGAAGTGTTGTGTACAATCCATTAGTTGGTAGAAGTGGTGGTTTAACTCAATATGATATACACACAATGACACCAACAAATGCTTCTACAACCACTTTAACATCTGGTCAGTATACGATTACTTTGTTGGGTACCGCAGCAAATATGAATATGGCTATTTTAACAAATTCTTTATTCCCAATTGACACAACAAAAAACATATACCCATCACCAATTATTTCTTCAACGCATTTAGTAATTGAAATCTTTTAATATTTATTATATATGTCAACGCCAAGTAAAAATATAAATGCAGAAAAATTACAGGGAAATTTGTCGATTAACTCGATATCAGCTACTACTATTTCTGCAACAACATTTTATGGCAATGGTTCGAACATAAGTGGTATTAACTTTTCTCAATTGGCCACTACGGCTCACACACATCCAATATCTGATGTTATTAATTTACAGAGTGAATTAGATACTAAAATAACCAAACCAGCTAATCCATTTTTTGGTGATTATTTATACTATAACGGAGTAACATGGATTCCAAACCAAGTTAATATACCTATTTCTGCTGGTGCTGGTATTACACTATTTTTATCTATAACTGGGAGTAGTTTACCAACATATGAGTTTTTATCTGAGTTTCCAATTGAGCTTACTGAAAGTCAAGAACCTGTTGTTGTTAATAATAATCAAGCTTTGATTGGGAAATATGCTACTGAACAATTAAATAGAACTGTAGTTGATGCTGGAATTTGGGAGTTTAATACTTATGCATCTGTGGATATACCAACCAGTGGTTTATCTCAAATAATAATTAGCGCTTATTTATTAAGCACTGGAGGAACTGAAACTTTTTTATTTTCAGCAGAAACTGAAAATATAACAACAACAGCGGCAACCTTATATACTTTTTCAGTTGTTGAACAACAATACAGTTGTGACCCAACAGATTATTTGGTTGTAAATTATAGTGGTTCAACAACAAATAATTTTAACACTACTATTACTCTATACCATGGTGGTTCATTAAATTATTCACACATACACACACCATTTGTTACCTTACACAATAATTTGGCTGGTCTTCAAGGCGGTTTGCCAAACGAATACTACCACTTATCACAAAATGAAGCAGTGTTGTTAACTACTAGTTTAGATGCTAGTTCAATACATAATCATGATAGTTCTTATTTGTCTTTAGGTGGTGGTATAGTAACTGGAAATACTACGTTTAATAATGATTTAGTTGCAACAACGATATCTGCAACAACATATCAAAATTTACCACCTAGTATTGACTCATTTGTTACTGGGTTTACATATTCAAGCAATACTTTTACAATAAACAGAAATCAAGGCTTGCCTGATTTAACAGCGACAATAAATTCTGTAACTGGTTTGACGGTTAATGGGGTGCTATCTGCAACAACTTATCAGAATTTACCGACTGATATTATGGTTACTGGCGCAACTTATAATAACGCCAATCAGTTTACATTTACCAATAATACTGGCGGCACTTTTAACGTATCATTTAATCAAGTTACTGGTTTAACTGCGACTACATTAAGCGCAACAACTATAAGTGGTGGTACATTTTTTGGTAACGGAAGTAATTTAACTGGTATTGCAACAAATATTTTTTATGGAAATACTGTATTTGTATCTACTCTTGGAGATGATTCAACTGGGCAAAGAAATAACGCAACAAAACCATTTCTAACACTTGAGGCTGCATTATCAGCTGCAACATCTGGAGACACAATTTATGTTTATCCTGGTTCATATACGGCAACTACTACATCTGCTGATGGTTTAGCTAAAAGTGGCGTATCTTGGTATTTCTACCCTAATACAAACGTAATTAAATCATCATCTGGTCCTTTATTTCGAATTAACGGTTATACTTCATCTTTCAATGTGTTGGGTTATGGTAATTTTACTTGTAATACTTCAGCCACTAATGTATGGCAGATAACAGGTAATAGACAAAACGTCAACCATACGTTTGAGTTTGATACCATCACTTGCACAACTACTAGTACGATA